GTGCGATAGATGGTCTTATTGCTCGCAAGAGCAATGCAACCACCCCTTACCTCTCCTTTGAGGAAGGACATCAACAATCCTGAGGGATTATAGATGTGTCGCTTGGCTCCTTTGGGGAGAATAACTACCCCATCGGAAAAGCGCATTCGTCTCGGATGCGCTAATCTCTTGTAATAGAGCAAAGACTGGCACCCGCGATCAAGCGGATACCCAGACCTAGCCCTAGCTAGACGGTACGGAACTCTGATTCCGGCATCCTCGCTTTCACCCATAGGCACCAAGTACTGGTGCTTATAGTGAGACCATAAAAGTTTCATGGTCAGAGGAAGCTCGGTTTCGTTATTCACGCACCATTCAGCTAAGAGATTTGCCAAAACCGCGAGGTCCTCCTGTGTATCAAGTTTCCTTAAATACACTGGACGGACATTGTGACCATCGAAGTAATCGTGGCCACATGACTCACGGAACTTGCCAGAGAGGAAAGACTTCTCCTCGTTGGGCTCACAACCCATCAGGTAAAGAAGTCTAAGCAGTCTCGGTGCAGCCGCAGCATGTATGGCAATGTCATCGCCAAACACGCTGAACTGACCCGGAAACCTAAGATTAAAGGACTTAGGTCTCGTTCTTATGGAATCATCCATAGAAACAGCTGCTGACGCCGCTGCAGCGAATATGGCAGTTTGGAGTGGGAACGTAAAACCGTTGCCCATCGTACTGATCATATATAACTGCCGTTGAACTACATCCTTCCCGACGCTTATGCTAGTCGCGGTAGATCTGAACTCCAAAATGGCGGAAAGCCATTCGGGAGGGATTATCTCCGAAGCCAGCTGCAGCGACAATGAGTCGGATGCTGAGCTCAGGTCAATGGTTGCAAAACCATCCCCGAAACTCGAGTCAACGAGTGATCCGATGTAAGCCATGTACCTGTTGGTACTTGGCTGTGTGGCAAGATCAATGCCGAAGAACCTCTTCAGGCGCTTCGTCAAGATCTCACCTAAGCCGAGCTGATAAAACATATTCAGCGTCGGCTCAACACAGATCATACGCGATGTCTTCTCCGTTTTTGGTACGAAGCTCGAACGTGACCCACTGACAAACTCAACCGAACCGAAGTTCTCCTGTCGGATAATTTCCGCATTGGATTCCTCCGGCCATAGAGATATGTCAGCCTTGTATAATGTAACAAGGGAAGGACTCGTAGCAGTAAGGGGCCCAGAATACAACTTCCCGTAATGGGAATTGCTCTGTGCACCTACTGCGGAGCCAGGCCCGCATCGCGCGTTCAAGGCGATGTTAGGGTAGCTGAGCTCAACGTCTGAACCTAAATCCACTAAGAAGAAGTCTTCCAAAATCTTGGAAAACTCTCCAAAGAGGATCATATCTGACTCCGTAACGTCTTCACGACGATTTGGGGGCAGGTATGTGCGGCACCTTTCATTCGATTTCTCGAATGTATCGAAGGCAACGCGATCCTGAATTGATGACTCTTTTGGAATCATTTTCTTCAGGAACTCATCGTACAGCTTTTGGCGTGCGATTCGCTTAGGGATCAGACTAACTTTCTCACATGGATTAGTCATCGATTGACTAATGTAGGGAGAGAGGTCCTTTTGAAGGGCATTATAAATAGCATACGGTGACAAGATCATACGTAGCTCCTACAATTGATGGACGAGCAGCAACTATTGCTAATTACTGCAGAGTGTACCGATAAGCTGCTGTATAACTACAGCAACCTTCGGGCCGAGCAATGCGGCAACTACCGCAATGCCTGCGCGTGTACGGTTTTCCTTCGATTTGATCAAAGGACACCCGTAACGCACAGGTCAGACAGGCCCTGGGCCTGCTGATTCATCGCACCGATGTAACAAGAAAGCATAGCTTTGATGTTCGGCACGTCGGCAACATCGGCGCCAGCCGGGACAGGGATCTCAGTCGAAATGACTGAGGTCTTGACCGGCTGACCAGCAAGAACCGTAAGGCCCTTGCGACCGATTACCTTGTAGACGTTGTAAGCAACGTTCCGAAGAACGTTATTCACATCGACCGCGTTCAACTGCCTCATATTCTGAGGCCGCGAAAACGTCAAGGTCCAGGGGCGTGACGCCGTAGCGCCTGTATCGACACCAGACTGGGTACCGCCAATAGCGGTAATGGCCCACTGTTTCGACCAGGCGTTGGGCGGAGCGTCCACCGTAGGAGTGTACGTAGGGCTGGTAAGGCCCGAGATCGTAGCACCGGTGATTGCACTGAGGCTGATAGCCATGTAACGTCTCCTTTATGGAGTTAAGAGTGGAAGGAAGGGTAAGGAACTTTCATTCCGCGCCGCCTCGCCTCATACGCGAAATCGCGCTGTAGGTTTGGCATTCTGTCCAGAGCACTTTTAGTCTTGGCTCCAATTATTGGGAGCCGGGACGCCAAAAGTGCCAGAACGTTCTGTTTCTGACCCATACTAAGCGAGAGATCTAACTCAAGCGAAGGAATGGGCAGATTAGAAACGACAGAGCGGACGAACTTTTCCTGAGTCATTTTGATCTGACCTTGCGAAATGCTAGGATTCAGTCTTGCGGGAAAAGCGAACTGCCGGCACCCGACGACGTGTTGATCATAGTAAGAAACTATTTTCACAGTCTTTGAGCACCAGCGTACGCCATCCCATGGGACCGAGAAAGCATTCATTATGGTTCCAATATTGGAAACATAGTCAACAAGAAACGAGTATGGAATAAGATTCCATACTGTGGGGATTATGTCTCTCGGTCGAAGACTGAGAACATCTTGCACACTGCGGGATTCAAC